AGTTTGATACCAGACAGGAACCCAATCATGCCGCCGATAAGAGTAGAAAAAGCGGGTGAAATCATCTTGAAAATTTCTGCGTTGTCCACTTCCTTGGCCCACAGACCCAACATAAAGCTGATTACCATTGCCAATACGGAGATACATAGGGTCGTGCTTACCATGAGGGTGACCCACAGCGTCAGCTTTTCTTTTGTCTCCATCTGGGGCTTCCTGACTTGCCTCGGCGTTGGTTTCTTGGTCATACAAGTTTGTCAATCTCGCGTTTCAAGTTGTTAATCTGGATGTTCAGGGTTATCTGTTTCATCCTGTACTCATAAATCTCATACTCATACTGGTGAAACTTCTTTATCCGGTTGTCCACCTGTACCTGATTTGCCCGTTCAGCATCAAGCCTTTCCACCCGCTTGGCAAACACATCTGTCTGCGTGGTCGCGGTAGGTTGAACTATCGGATACCACTTGTCGTAGCTGATCTTCATTTCTTCTCTCGCTCAAGCGCATCTTTGTACCCATGAATGACTTTAGTTCTGAGTTCTGCCGAATCTGCCGCGCCAGCCCACTCTGACAAGTTGTTCCACATCACCACATAATCTTGAGATCGGCAGTGCGGTGCATTGTTTGTCAGCCACATAGACATCTGCTGATGGCGCTCGGAAGGGTTGTGGATTGTCCAAGCAATTGACCAGAACTCGCGCACATGGCAACCATTCTTGGCTACGGCCCCAACTAGCCCCAACAGCAGTAACAGTATGAGCCATCGCATTCATCACACCAAAGTCCAAGCAATTATGTACGTGCCAAAAATGACGAAGGCCACTAGACAGGCCGCCGCAATGAATGCTTCAGCCCAATCCCACATCACGCTGGCTCTAATACCTTTACCTCGGCTGTGATGACTGCTGTCGATGTGTCTCGATCCATTGTCATGTAACCTTGGCAAGTGATGTTGTAGTCTTGCCCGTTAGCGTCTTTCTCGCTTTTGACAGGCACCGTGATGTCGAGGTTCTTAAACAGAAACTCTTTGCCGTTTTCAAATACGCGCCACACATGATCCATTGAACCACGCCCAGCTTGGCCTCGACTTTTGTTAAACCTGATCTGGTACTTGTTCATATGATTTCAGCGGCTGGCGGTAAAGCACAAGCTTGTGGCTGATGAATCACGGTCAAGTTGAAATGCACAAACTTAATTGGTAGGTCAGCCGCATGGCGTGTAAACGAGTGCATCAACCATGAGTTAGCAAAGATCATCAAGCCGGGTTTTGGCGTGAAGTTAATCATCTTGCTGGCAGGCGTTGCCGCGCTTATGTTTTGTTCCGGAAGATCAATCTGAACCTTGCCTGCGCGGGGGTCGTGGAACACCACGTTAGAGCCGCCTTCTGGAGTCTCAAGAAAATAAAAGCCGACAATCTGTGAGCCAAAACCGTGAACGTGTGCATCCATTGAAGAGTGCTTGTGATGCTCCTGTGTCCACATTTCTGTGAACTGCACTGCTTTGTCCTGCATGGCATAGCCCTGCTCATTGAGAATGTTCCAAGCAGTAGCGCCAACAAACTCAGAGAATCCAGCCACACGAGGATCAGCAAAATAATTGCCTGTCATGTGCACGGGGTAGATTTCGTTAAGGTCACGTTCTTTTTTAGCAACGTCGAGGAATTCCTCAGAGACAACGTTAACCGCATTCAAGAAATCAGGGCGCTCAATCAAATAGATTGGGCAGGGGAAATGGTACGCAACCTGAAGCTGCGTGTTTTGAACAACTTGAGCCACTGACTCGGCGGCTTTGCATACTTTTGCTTTTGACTTCTTGGTGGCAGTTTTGCTCATTGTTAGCTCCTTGTATTGGGGATATCAGTTTACAACCTGAACCCACTGCCAAGCAAGGAAATCAAACTTATATTCGCCTTCTGGACGAGCCGGAGTGTCTTTCCAATTGTTATCTGCGCCGCACCAGAACATATTTACACCTTCAACTGGCGCTGGGCGTGGGATTGGGGGTTGCATTGTGCAAGTGGCTTCGTCTAGTGTCCAAGCAGACCAGTTGGAAGCATATTCGCGGTCATTGAATGCAGTGATAACGGCTTGCTGTTTAGCAGTTTTTTCTTCCGCAGTCATGTCGCGCACCGCCCAGACATCAGACCAAACACCATTTACTTTTGCGTAGGTTACGTTTTCAGATTCTAAAACCTGATACACGCCAGTAGGACGTTCAACACGAGTAAATGGCTCCCAGTGCGCTGGGATGGAACCAAACGCTTGAATGAGGTTATTCTCAAAAGCAGGGTGATTCTTGGTTACGCCGTTTTCAGTTTCAATGTACAAGTTCATTATTTATCCCCTGTGCAAGTTGATGGGAATTGGCGGGTTGTGCCGGGCCAAATAATACGGACTGCGCCAGAACTTCCGCACTGACTACTGCCAAATTGCGCTCTTCCGCCACCACCGCCATAAGTACCGCCTACCCCGGCGGATGAAGAACATCGGCAGCCGAAGTTAATCGTAGCATTGCCGCCTGCGCCACCCGAACTGCCGCCACCACCACCACCACCAGCGCCTTCGCCGCCCACGCCACCCGCGCCACTAGAACCTTGCCCAAATAACCCCACGCCACCGCCGCCACCGCCAGCGCAACCGTTTCCTCCACGGTTGCCTCCGCCTCCACCCCCGCCGCCAGAGCCAGCAGAGCCGTTTGCATATAACGAGTTTGTTGATCCATCGCCACCGTTTCCAGAATAGCCGCCTGCCCCACCGCCACCGTAGCTTGTAGTATTGCCGCCGTTACCACCCCCGTCGCCTACAAAAACACCTCCGACGCCACAAGCGCTGGGGGCAGTACCATTACCGCCCCTAACCAAAGAAGTTGAGCAGAAAAATGAGCCAGAAGTAATGCAGTTAACTGCCACAGTGTAAGAGTTGCCGGGGGTTACTGAAATGTTGTTTTTATACCCTAAGCCTCCACCAGCACCGCCTCGTGCGGTACCTAGCCTACCCCTGCCAATTGCTACAACAGAAACTGAAGTCACTCCAGATGGAGCAACCCATGTAAAATTGCCAGTAGTTATAAAGGCCTCTTGGCCCGGAGGTGCAGCAAACGACCGTTGGTTTTGAAATACAGCTTGTAGTGCGCCACTCATGTCAAACCACTCCCTGAAATAAGCCAAGATGTTGAGGTAATCTTAATGCAGGTTGCTGATCCGTTTGTCGCCAAGGTTCTTGAACCTGTTGTACCTGCGGAAGATAAAACCAATGTGTCTGTTGTGATGGCAATCGTGACGTTTGCCACGGCCATGTTGATGAACGTGATAGCTGTACCAATGGGGTAGGCTACAGAACTGTTTGCAGGGATTGTGAATGTCCTTGCGTTGTTGTCACCAACTGGGTGAAAGATGTGCTTGCCTGCATCAGCCAAAACCAGTGTGTAAGCAGCAGATTGACTGTTTTGTGGAATATTCCTAAAACCAACGGCGTCAGTTCCGTCCACTGTGCAGTTGCTTAGATTTCCGCTTGTTGGAGTTCCAAGCACAGGTGTGGTGAGCGTAGGCACACCTGCTGAACTAATACTAACCCCCGTGTTACCCGCACCTTGAAGCGTTAATACGCCAGAAGCATCAGCCGTGACGACTGCGCCACCAACAACGGTGTCTGCGTTAAGTATTGTTGCCATGTGTTACCCCAGTGCGTTAATTTTTGCTGTGAGAGCTTGCAACTCGGCAAGCAGTTGTTCTTTGGTTGGTGCGGGCGGTATTACCACTTCAGGCACGGGGCGGTTGTCAATAAACTGACCATTTGTGTAGTCCCAACCGATACCGCCGTTTGTAAATTCTATCCAGCCTCGTGTGGCGGCGTAGTCAGCTTCAGCAACAACAGTGTTGATTACTTTGCCGTTTTCTATAATTGCATAGTTTGGCATTTTTAATCCTTAGTATTCAAAAATAACAACACCGGCAGCGCCAGCGCCCCCTCGATTAAAAGAAGCACCGCCGGGGACTACTGCGGCTCCCCCAGTACCTACTGTCACGGAAATTGTATTACCGGGGGTTAATCCGGTTAAATATTTAATTGCAGTGCCGCCACCACCACCACCTCGTAAATTTCCAGAAACAGCTCCTCCAGAGCCGCCGCCACCGTAAAGATTACCAGAAGCCCCGGTTTGATTGGAAGCAGTAACAGGATTTCCACCAAAACCAAACAAACTTGCCCCGCCTATTCGACTCGCTGAAATAGACCCGCCCCCTTGAATATTTATATCACCATTGGTTGCGGTTCCACCTGTAGTGCCACCGGCGGACGTTACACCCCCTCCATCGCCTCCATTACCTGTAATTGTGGTAATTGATTGCGTGCCAGACGCAATGCTTGAATTACCGCCAACATTTCCATCTAAACTACCACAACAACTTCCTTGACTAGACCCGCTTCCACCACCGCCTACAACAGTCACTTTAACCGTGGTTTTTCCTGTAGGAATTGTAAAAGTGCCTGTTGATGTAAACACTTGCATCGTTGTAAAACCGCCTGCTGGAGTGGCAAAACTTAACGCGCCTGATCCATTGGTTTGCAATACTTGGTTAGCTGAACCGTCTGCGGCTGGCAATGTGTAGGGGCGGAACGTAGGTGCTCCAGCACCACCCGAAACTATAGGCCGACCAGAAGTCCCAGCCGTTGTTGTTGCATAGGTTGTACCGTCGCCGTAAACTACGCCGCCCGCCGTGGGTGTGTTGTTACCTGTGATTACTACTGGCATGATTTACTCCAATGCTTGAATTTGGGCTGACAGCGCATTAAGTTGCGCAAGCAGTTCTTCTTTGGTTGGTGCGGGTGCAGGAGTTGGCGCTACTACAACAGGTGCAGTAAATACACCATCGGCATAAGTCCAGCCGGGGCCAGCTACAGGGCAGTCAATCCAGCCGTTAGCAGAAGCAATTTCTGCATCGGCAACAACTACGTTGGTAACAAGCCCGTTTTCAATAATTGCGTATCTGTTTGTCATGTTCATTCCTTACCAAGTGTAGACGCGGGCTAGGCCATTGCCACCAACCCCGCCAGCGCCAGAGTTAAAGCCATTGGTAGCGCCACCACCACCCCCACCTCCAGCGCCGCCCACACCCCCCGCACCGCCAGCGCCAGCGGCTTGCGCACTACCATAGCCACCACCACCGCCACCAGCACCGCCACCGCCAGAACCAGCACCTATAGCCGCGCCAGCCGTGCCAGTCCCGCCCTGTGTAGTAGCACCTGCACCTCCTCCTCCAGATATTCCCACGCCGCTGCCGCCATCCGCGCCGTTCCTTATAACGTTGGCTGAACTTATTCCACCCCCAGCACCCCCGCCAGCCCCGCCTTGGTAAGAAGAACCTCCAACCTGAGCAGTTGCGTTACAAGCAACGCCCCCTCCGCTACCGCCGCCAAAACCAGAAGGTCTTCCGGGATTCTGTTGTCTAGCTGGAGCGCCGCCAAACTGCCCAAATGTCGCATTATAACAACCAGTAAGTGTAAACGGTTGACCGGCACAACTACCCGTCCCCGACGATAAAACACCGCCACCAGCGCCGCCGCGTTGCGTAGTACCACTGCCAAGGCCACCACCATAAGAAGTTAAAAGCGCCCCAAATGTTGTATTACCGCCGTCAGTACCGTCAAGGCCCGCATTGCAATTTGATGTTACTGCAGCCCCTCCGAGCCCCCCTGCGCCAATCGTAACGGTCACAGTAGCCCCAAGGTCAGACGCTTTAAATAGTCTATAAGCATACGCACTACCCCCACCAGCAGAGCCTCCCAGTCGAGAGCTGCCTGTACCAGATCGGGTACCAGACCCGCCACCGCCGCCACCGCCCCAAAGTTCAACCATTACAAAGGTTGCGCCAGATGGCTTAGTCCAAGTGCCTGTGGATGTAAATTCTTGAAAAGATGCGCCGGGAGCCGCTCCCCAAGCTGGAGCCGTGCTTGAACCCCCGGAAATTAAAACTTGGCCCGATGTGCCGTAACCCGGAGTTGATCCAACACCAATAGCGCCGTTGGCGGCTAAAGTAACAGAAGGCGTTGTGCCGTTTACACGAAGTTGTAGTGTGCCGTCAGTATTGCCCGCGCTTACTAGCGCCGTGCCTGATGTTGTTCCTGCTGAAATCGTACTCATGTTATTTCCTTATAAAACAACCCAGCGTTGGCCGGAAGAAACAGTAATAGCAAAGCCGCTGGAAATTGTGATTGGCCCAACCGAGAAAGCGTTAGAGCCTGTGGGTACAGTATAGTTCTCTCCCACTGTGGTTGCGTTAACAATCAACGCACCACTGGCTTTTGCCGGGCTTGCCACTGTTGTGAAACTCAAATTACCAGAACCATCCGTGGTCATTAACTGACCAGCCGAGCCGTCTGCACCGGGTAGTGTAAATAGTACGTTTGTCGTCACTGTGCCGGGAGCCTGAAGACCTACATACTGCCCACCAGAAGTATCTTCAAAGCGAACATCGCCTTGGGCTGTGACGTTGATCTGCGTGGCTACAACCGTGCTTGGTGTCGTTGCGCCAACCGTGCCGTTCAGAGGGCCGGAGAAAGCTGCGGCTGTAAGCGTTGTGCCGTTAAAGGTCATGTTGGCGGAGCCCGCCAAGTTACCACCGCTGTTGAACTGCACCTGTGTATCAGAGCCGCCAGCCGATGCGCCTACGCGCACGAAGTCAGAACCGTTCCACGCTACCAGCGCCTTGTCACCAGAAGCAACTGTAATTCCTGTAGTGGGGCCGCTACCAACAATCTTTACTGACTGGCTCGTAGACGTAGCGTTGATGATGACGTAAGTCTTGCTGTAACCCGCAGTAACTGTTTCGCTGACTGTGATTGTCAACAGACTCGCGGGGTTGCCTGTACAACGAATAATCTGATACTGTGCCGTGCCCGAAGCGCCACTGCCAACTTGTGTAATGTTGGTGGCTGTATTATCGCCATTTGTGTTTGTAAGCGTAACCGCAGTTTGGCTACCGCTAATAATTTGGCTACCAGCAATTGACGTATCAAGATATTGCGTAATACCGTTGTTGACGGTGTCGCCCCATGTGCCGGATAACTCACCCTGAACCGGCAATGCAAGTTCTAGGTTAGTTGAATATGCTGTAGTCATTTAAAGCCCCTAAGTCGTTGCAATAGCAGTCCAACCTGCCGTTTGCGTGTTACCGATATTTTGCCAGTTTGCGTTCTGTGTGTCATCAATTACTTCCCAGAAAGGCCGTGCTGCTATTAAATCTGTTCCAGTTGCGGATTCCGTAATAGCTGAGATAAAAGCCGCTGCTGCTCTTAAAGTCTCTGCGCTTAGTGCGCTTTCTGTTACTACCGCGTTAATACTCGCACTTGCCGTAACTGTCTCTGTTCCTGTTGCACTTTCTGTAACTACCGAACTGACCGACAAACTGCCTGCTACTGCATCTGACCCCGTTGCCGATTCCTGTATATCCCCAAAGAACGTAAAACTGGACGTTACAGCATCTGTGCCAGTCGCAAGCTCATTCACCAAGGCCGCATACACAGGCGTACTAACTACCGCATCTGATCCCGTTCCTGCCTCAGTTATCGTTGCAGGGTACGTTGGCGTAGCTGTAATCCCATCACTGCCTGTGGCCGTCTCATTAAGCTGAGACAGTATTACGTGCCCTGTGAGAATGGAGTCCGACGCAGTCCCAGTCTCTGCAACTACCGCATTCAACGCACCCAACGACGTTACATCATCTGATCCCGTTCCTGTCTCACTGACTGTGGCCGCTACACTTAGTAGTGCCGTTACTGCATCAGTGCCTGCGGCGGTTTCGGTAACAGTGCTGTTAAAGGCCGTAAAGCCCCAACCGCCTTCACCCCAAGAACCGCCGCCCCATGCTGACATATCATGCAGCCAAGCTGAATGTATATGTCACAGACAAAGTGTCGCCGCTAACCACGGAACGATCACCGGGTGAACCAAAGTCTGCCGCAGAAAATAATGTGCCTGCGTCAAAACCTGAGTTTGGTGTTTTTGGGCTACTGCTAGTCAAAAACGCGCCGCCCACAGTTGCTGTTGCATTGATGTTAAACACAGCAGGTGAAGCTGTGTTAGTCACTACAGATGGGTTAGCAGTTGTAGCCGTTGCAAAAGAAGCTACTACACGAGTTGCGTTGCTATAAGGGGCAATTTCTGTCCAACCGGCATGGGAGGCCATTGTGTCGCCAGCCGCAGGTGTATTAGAAGCGCCAGCGCCGTACAGTCCAAGATACCAAGTGGTGATCTGGGTTACAGAAGTCAAAGCACTACCTGCCATATATCGTAAACCAGCGTTGACTACCAAGTTCTTTGAGTCAGCAGTCCACTTCAAGTTACCGTCTTTGTCACGGCACTCAACGTAGTATTTACCGGAAGCTTGCGCAGCTTCACCAGCTTTGGTATTACAGGTCATACCACTAGAGACTACGTCAGTGGCTTTAAGTTTTTCAATAGTCATGATGACTCCTAGTTGGAAGAACGAATTAACGAAGTGGTTGGGCCATTTACCGGCATGGTAATTGTAAATGTGGTGGTAGAAGTCTTGTCAGATCCAAAGTCCAACACAGCAATAGACTTGCTACCCTGCGTAAAGTTATAGATCAAAGCGCATCTAGCCGTAATTGCGGCAGTCCACGATACATTAGGAAAGCCCACATAGGCTGTATATCCAGAAGACGCCACCGTGATGGGTGTCAGAATAGAGCCGCCTGCTGTGTATCCCGCAGCAACAACTTGCCCGGGCGTACTCACGGAATACACAGTTGTATTCTCATTCAAGTCGGCAGAAGCTGTGTACAAAGCAATCTTAATGACGTCAGTCGTCAGATCGTGTATGCCTTGATAAAGCTCTGCTTTAAACGAGGTGGTCTGGGTTTGGACAATAGCCATCAGGTCACCGCCTGTCTATACTGACCAGAACGATAAGCATCCTGACGCTCCATACCGTCGCCCAGACGTTTAGCTAATGCGAGCGCTTCTTGGTACTTGCCGTTGTATAGCGCCATCATGTCAGTCTCACCTTTCATGTAGGTGTAAGCCTCAACTAAAGAGCCATACAACAACACCGTGTCAAAGTTATCACCTAGCCAAGACGTGCCTGTTGAATTGGTTACAGAAGCGACTGACACTGAGAAACCAGAACCTGTCCCACCAATATTGGTTGCGGCAGCAGACAGCGTATTTGCAACTCCGTATTGCAAACCACCATTTGTAATAGTCACGGCTGTTACTGCGCCGCCAGCTACAGTAATCGTTGCCAGCGCACCGCTTCCAGAACCGCCCGTCAAAGGCACATCAAAGTATGTACCGGCTGTGTATGCGCTACCGCCCGTAACAGCTCCTAATGTAGCCACAGGGCTTTGCACAATAGACTCAGGATAAAAATAGTAATGCAGTTCAGTACTGTATGACGCGTTGGGCGTGGGGCCAAGGATAAAAGTTAGCTCTGTCGGATTATCTGAACGTGGGCCAAACAAAGCATAGTACTTTGGAGTGTCGGTATCTGTTGGTAATGGGTACGCTTGGCGAATAAAATTAACGTCTTTGTTTAACAAATATTCATACGTACCATCCGCTTTAATAACGGCCAATGAATACACCGCCAAAAAGTCTGTGGGGCACTGTAAGTACTTATTATTTGTAGTCATTGACCCCGTCACGTTTCTACGAATCGAGGGAAACTGCACCGAGTTATAAATACGCTGCTCAGCCTGCTCAACAAACACGGGGATATTAGCCACGAAATCTGCTTCCGTGTTCTCCGTGTACGCTTGGATTGCGTTGCTGAGTTCAGTGTAATTCATGCCATCGGGCCTCGTGCCATCAGACCTTTAGTTGCTGCACCTGTGCCGCGAACTTTGATGCCTGAAGTTTTAGTTTCATTCTGGCCGTTGTTGTAGTTACCAACACTCATCTTCATAGTGCTAAGGCTACTGATGCTGGAGTCCTTGCCGGGGTTAGTCGACATCACCAAAGGCTTGCCATTCATTTTGTGCGGTGCAGCATAAGTAGCAGCGTCGCCAACTTCTTTACCCATCATCTTTTTGCTAAATTTGGCCATGTTATTTCCCCTGATTTGCGGCGCGAGACAAGTTACGTCCTAAACGCATGCGGTCGTCGGTTGTAGGGCCACCCTTCTTAAGCTTCGTAGGCTTCATGCCGGGGTGCATGTGTTTCTCATGCTTGCCCACAGCGGCTTTAATCATCTTCTTGTCTTGGGCTAAATCTTTCTTGTCCATATTAGACTCCTTTAAGTAACTGTTACCGTAACTGTACCAACAAATGCCGTTGCCACCAAGTAGTTTGGTGTTAACTCTGTATCAAAATTACTGGCCCCGCCTACCGGTGCCCAGCCCCACTGAATGTCTCGAGAACCACCTGTCGGATTACCAGAAGTGTTTACGCCCGCTGCAATGTAGGTTGAATCATTACGAGGATTACGCACAGCCTGCGGGTCATCCACTGGATACATACCTAACTGCAACTGCGGCTGATCGGGATCCCAGCACTCGGGGCAAACCAACAAATCGTAATTCTTTGTTTTAATGATCTCTTTACGAAGCAATTTTAATTTGTATTGCTGGCCACAGCGATCGCACATGGCGATACTGTTCTTACCAGAAGCAAACCTATTGCCCATTAGGTGCCACCACCAATAAACTGTTGTCTAGGTACAAAGCGAATAGCCGCTTTTTCGCGGTCTTCGGATGCGGCCAATTCCCAAGCTTCGTCGTACTGTTGTTTCAATACTGGTAAACGCTCAGCACCACCAGCAATCTTTAACGCTAAATAGTACGAAAGGCCAGCGGCCAAACAAGGAATAAATCTAAACGGTACGTCCATTACGTTCACGCCACCACCCGCGTCTTGCGTGCGGCGTAAGCGCCAGTAAACAAATGTGTACTGCTGTGACCCATCAGGAGTTGGCCAAACTGTAATAGCTGGAACCTGCGCCCAGTACACAGCA